ATGAATTTTAACAGGGGGAAGGGCAAGCTCAGTAGCAATTTCGCTATTTTTGATCGTTTCCGCCTGCTCAAGGGTACGCCCTTTGACCCACTCAGTAACAAGCGAACTTGACGCAATCGCGCTGCCGCAACCGTATGTTTTAAATCTTGCATCTGTGATTACTCCATCGGTGACTTTGATCTGTAGTTTCATCACATCACCGCAGGCCGGAGCTCCGACCATGCCAGTACCTACATCTGTGTCTTCTTTGGAGAAGCTACCAACATTTCTGGGATTTTCGTAATGATCTACAACTTTTTCTGAATAGGCCATGCTATCCTCCTTAGTTGATTATACAGTATCTAATCAGCTTTGTCTACGCTTCATGGCACTTTTTGCCATATCTGATACTGTTTGTTCTGGATTGGTTGCGGCCGCTGTTACATCTTGTGCATTGGTAACTGATTGACCAATATCTTTGACAAATGAAATTTTGTCTTGTGTTATATTTTTTACAATGTTCTTCATTGATTCGTTTGCTTCGTTGGCCGCAATCAAATCGTCGAATTTAAAATTCGAAATACCAGTGTTTTGAATCAATCGAATTATGAATTGAGTAGGTAGTTTATCACTCAATTCGCCACTGCGGACTTTTTCCTGTACAAGATCAAGCACAGTGACAATATTTGCGTATTGATCACTGGGCTCGTCATCTTCAAGTAAAAAATCTGAGGCTCTCACAATTAACGGCGTTCTCTGCCTAGCTCATCGTCTCCGGCTGCTGCGTCAGTGGCTGCAAACCCGTCGTCATCTTCGCTGTCAAAGTCATTGACTTCAGGAGCTGGTAATTCAGCTGCAACACCTAAAGTGGCACTGCCAGTCATATCCATTGGCTGTGCAACTTGTTCACCGGCCAATGATCTAGCGCCATTGTCCAGTGCGTCACGAGTACTATTCAGACTGTCCATTAATCCTTGCAGTGCGCCAGTCACAGTGTTCTTGTAAGCATCGGCTTGTGCTGTGCCAACTTGGTCACGAATAACATCCAGTAGTGGAGGTAGTTCTTCGTTGAGCATTTTGCTGGCATCAGTGATCATGTCTTGAACTGAATCAACCATATCTTTGGCTGCCAACACTGCTTCGGCTGTTTCCAGCTCACCTTCCATCAACGGCTCTTGTTGATTCAACCAAGAATTCAATCCTTCTTGAACCATAAGCATTTCCATATACTTGGGATTCTTTTCGGCAGTATGAATGCCGTAGCTTTTGCGGATCTTGGATAAGTTTTCGCTGATAGCGTAACTTAGGCGTTGAGCTTTAGCGTAGGTTAAATTATCATAGTCAATTGAAAAGCCAAAACGGCTTTCCATAACTTTGTTAAGGCGTTTTGTAGTTTGTGGTGCTAATTCTTTTAAATTCATAGTATCTTTTCCCAGATTTATATATTATTTAGTTAGTTTCAATTTCTTTACAATGTTACAGTTTCAAGCCCGAGGCCCAAATTTTATTGTATTTGGCATAGTTTAATTTTTTATCTAATTCTTCTCTAGCGGTTTTCAACTTGGCTTTGGCATCCAAGTATCTAATCCATCTCAGTTGCTGAGTAAACTCATCTGTCTTTTTAGTTTGTTTGGCTAATCTTAGAGTATAAAATTCAACTTCGTCGTTGTGTTTGGCCACTGCTTGATCGGACTCTAGTAGATCGTCTGCTGATTTAAATCTATTGCACTGATTGAATACTGAATAAAATACCGCGGCTTGTTTGCTGTAAAACACATGCACAGTTCTGGAGTCTTGAACCACAGACCACTGATGTGATCCCAGTTGATGCATGGTGTATTTGCCAACAGCCCATGATTTGTTGGTCAAAGCAACACAGATCGGAAAATCCGCAGTGTTCCTTAAATGTGTTAATTCGCGAAGTGCCCAGTTGTCCAGGGTTGTCATCGCTTGGTCGACTAGTAGTTTACCCAGATCGTTTTTTATAGATGGTGCGACCATTTTCTTTGATTCTTAATAATAAGTTTTTGTTAACTAGTTGATTTGCCATCATTTGTTGGCGGTCATTTAAATCACCTTTGGCCACGACAGGTGTTTCTTCGTCAAATTGAAGCAGCACATCGGCTTCTTCATTTGTGATGGCCACTTGCAATTGCTTGGTAACTTCTACAATTTTCATTTGTTTACCAAGTGTACCAATAACCCAATTACTGCGGTTGCTAGCACACCCATTACTGTGGTTCCTATTGTAATTAGTTGTTTGTTTATGCCACCTGTTTTATTGGTGATTGAGTCCCTAATTGCCACAAGATGTTCTTCAACGGTGGTGAGCCGTCGGTCTAGATTGTCTAATTTTTCATTCAATTGGTTATACCTTTCAGCGCATAGCTCAACGTGCGCCTCAAGGTTCTCTTTTTCTATAGCTGTTGTCTTTGACATTGGAATCTCGCTTTATATAATAAGGATACGCGATGCAATTAATAGTGTGTCTAAGTGAGCCGTAAAGAGTGCCATAAGGGTGCCGGAGCATCAATTTATATTTAGCGATTCTTTCTGAATAAAATATATGTTTTTTAATGTTCCGTAGGAGTGAAATATGGGCAACATGAAGCGAGCAGTTTCTTCAAGTCCCAGTACGATCGGCGTTTGTTCAAAATCTTCTTCAAGCTGATCCACAGCATAAAAGTCATCTCGCTCCCCTCTGAACTGAAATGCCCATACACTGTGACTGCCTTGATAGAACTCACCGAACTCAAAATACTCTAAGTTCTCATTGATGAAACAAACCGGAGATTTTATTATTAACGGCTGTGTCTTAAGACCCAACAATTGCAGCACAGTTTCCCAATTACGCTGTTGATCTCGGCCTTGACCAGCTCCTTTAATTACACCAGTTTCAGTAATGTCTATCAAGGTCATGCAGGTAATAAGAGGACTCATGCAGATATTTATAGCCAACAAAAAAGGCACTGCGAAAGTGCCTTTTTGTTTTAGACTAAGCTAAAATTACTCAGCTAGGCGTAGGCCTGGTTGTGTAACTACAACACCTGTGGTATTGTAAGTGCTGTCTGTGGCTGCGCGGATACTGGTCTGTAGTTCAGCGGCGGTCACATTGGCTTCTTCAATCAGTACGCTCAACAAACCATTGGAAACTGCGCCGTTGTTAGCTGTACCAACTTGGTATGCTAGCAATGTTGTAGTTAGACCGATGGCTCGTAGAATTGTTTCTACGCCTTCACCAGTACCGAATTGTGTAGTCATGCTAACATTGCTGTTAACAGCAAATGCTTGCACTGGCTTACCAATACCTGTGCTGATCAATACGTTTGCGCTTGCGGCTTCTGTGCTTAGTGCAATGTTTCCAACGCTAACTACGTTTTGTGCATTACCATTTGTTCTTGTAAATACTGCCATTTTATTTTTCCTTTTGTAAAATCTGCGAATTAACGCATGTAATTATTTATACCAAAACTAAAAATAAGTGCGGTTGAGCTTATTTTTTCCAGGATTTTGTTGCAGCAAAATTCTGGCGACTAAACTCAATTCGGTCCACCAGTTTGACTGCGCCGCCGTCATGTCCAATGGCCACAAATCCCTCGGGTGCAGTTACTCTATAACCATCGTCAGTCTTGATAAAGGTGCCGATATTTTCAACTTGCTGCATTTTTTGCAGCAACATTACTTTGGCTTCAATGATACGCTTGTAAATGGCCAAGATACCCAATAATGTGTTGCTATTATCAGCCATGAACTTTTCTTTTTCTTTGATCTTCTGTATGCGGGCCTGTGCCGCGGCACTGTCCGGGCCACCTTTTAACTTGGCAATTTCAGCTTCTTGCTTGCCGTTGTAGTAGGTTAAAAAGTTCTTTAAAAATGAAGTAGGATCGCCCACTTGTTCGCCACCACGCACCATGTTGTTGATGAATGGTTTGATATAGTTAGCAAACTCTGTGTATTCTTCGTCACCTGCTTTGGTAGTTCGTCCAGTAAAAATAATTCTATTGAAGTCTTTTTCGTCAATTTTTCTAAAGGTAGTGGCCGCCGACAGCAGTGTATTTTTAATTTTGGCATCCTCAGCGGGTGTCAAACTGGCCCGGCCCGTCATGTCTTTGTAAAAAGCATCATCAAACCAAACACTGTTGGTTGATGTTAGTCCATCTACACTGGCTCCAAAGCTGGCCTGCATGTCTGCCACTGTGCTACCCGAGTAGGCTGTGTGAAATATTATGCCTATCTTTGCAGCGGCAATTCTATCGCCTAATTTGCTGTCCACTGGAACCGCATAGGTAATAGTATTGGGAGTGAATATGTAACATTCCTGCCCTCCGATGGTAGCAGTGGTCAATTCTTCTGCGGTGAACATCAGGTCTCCTTGCAGCACATTACCAATGCCCAGCTTGCTCAAATACTTTAAAGCCACAGCCAATTTTGTCGCTAATCCTTCTTGCTCACCATAAAACTTACGAATATCTTTAAGACTTTTACAAAGTTTAGGTTCATTTTTGGAGAAAACAGATTTAGTGCCCACAAAGAATTTACCATCTGCTGGATCTGTGCCGCAGATAATAGCAGGAGCGCCGTCCCACTTGACTGTTACTTTGGCTGGATCACCTTCACCTTGTGCAAACATGCGGCGAACACCTTCCATGTAGTTCAATGCTTTTTGTGCGCCAAGGTAACCTTCATTGTACACAAGATCTTCCACATGCTCAAGGTGAACATTCTTGCCCTCTGCGGCTTCACATAAGAGCCAGCTTGGCGTTACTACATTTTTAATTTCGTATAGCTTCATTTTTTACTGTAAGGTTCTTGTTTTAGGTTTCCATCTGCAACTTGTGCAGACAAATAGTCAATAGTTGCATCATCATTAACTAATAGACTCATTTCAATTTCGTCAGGCCAATCATTGCCGACATATTCCCACCATTTTTCTTTTTTATCAATAAAAAATTTACGCATGCCGCCTTGCGTGTTAATGGTCAACGTATTTATCATGCCAGCAGCAGCGGGCGGGACGGTAGTATTTGCTACGTTAGTTGCAGTATTTGTAGTAGTGTTAGAAGTATTTTGGCTAGATTGCTGGTTACGACTGAAGCCGCGGCGTACTAATTCAGTCTGAATCTCCGTTATCGCTGCCCGCACTTCGGGGTTTGGATTTTTTTCTTTAAGAAAGAGATCCAACGCATTCTTTAAAACCGCATCAGGCTGATTTGCCATCGCTGCCTGCATGCGATCTGATGGACTTGATGTTTTTTGAGAGACCATCATTTTATCAACTTGGTTGATAATCGAAGTTCTTTCTGTGTTTGCTTTTTCTAAATAATCTTGCACTGATATGTTATTAATGGTTCTGGGCAACGGCATTTGATTCAATTCTTGCCGTACTCCAGCTTCAATTGCTTCTTGTTGATTTTTGTTGTGATATTCGTCACCCACGGCAAAATAATTTTCAGCGAAACTTTTAAGATAATTGGTAATACTTGCTGGATCAAATGATTGAGGATTTTGAAGATTTATGTTGTTTTGTTTTAATGCGTTATTAAATTCTGCAAACGCTGCGGCGGGCAGGTTAGCGTTGGCTCTAGCTTTGGCATTTTGAGTTTGCTTTATTTTATTAGTGTAGGCTGCTCGCTGCGCTACGGTTCCAACATTCGTACCGTCGCCGCCGCCGGCTTTGTCCAACATACGCACTGCACCAGTGGCAGCTCCTGCCAATCCTCGCCCTATACTACCCAATATGCCGGCTTCGGCGATTATATCATTTATCTTCATTTTTTAACCTCTTGACACCGCGACTAAACTTGCTGCTGTCTTGGGCGCGAATGCTGTTCAGCAATCTACGCTCTAGTTCTTCTGCTTGTGCAGGGTCATAGTTTTCGCGTATAAATTGTATGAGATTAATGGCTCCAGTTATCACATGGTTGGCTCGTGATTCTACTAGATTTTCGCGATCTTTGTGTAGACGAAGGGTGTCTAGCTCTTCTAATAGACTACGGGTTTTTTTCTGCAAAATACTGCTCCAGAGTAACTATATTTATAAAATTTGAATTAGTTCCGGAAATGTCTTTCGCCAATTGGTTCCTCTACGAAGATCGCAATTATCTAAGAATTCTCGTGCTTCTTTTTTTTGATGTTCGATATTGTTGATACTAAAAATCCCTATGGCCTGTTGTAATCTGTGGTCAATAGGATCAGTCACACGATTAGTATGAAAATTAGTAGTCAGCCAGTCGTTTAAATTTGATAAATTTGAACGATTTAAGATGCTTACAGTAGTATTAACGGCAAACATGCAATTTACCGGACTATGGTCTATAAACCATTGCAGATTTTCTGTCACTTCTTTCCAGTTAGCAGGATACCTCTGATACTCAAATCGACTACCTATATCGTCTATACTAAAATCAAGTTGAACTAATTTAAATTCTTCCCAAACTTTTATTAATTCTGTGCTTGGTCTGACAGACCCGTTGGTATTATAGTTTAAATGCACTTTATTTTTATCGGGAATGGCGTGTAAAAAATTCACATGCTCTTTATTAAGTAAAGGTTCGCCGCCGTTGAAGTGAATATATCGTAAAGATGATAAATCTAATTTTTTCCAAAACACATTACTAGAAACTTTTTTTAATTCTTTGGGGAAATTTAATTCTTGTTTCCACGAACTACTATTGTTAGGCCCGCAAATTGCACATCGCAAGTTGCAAGTATCACCAGTCCAAAAGTCAAGTCGAATTAATTCAATAGTTGTATTGGCACAGTTATTATCTTCATACCATTTATTTGCACCTTGACGCCTACTAAGTCTATGGTTCTCCT